AAAAGTTTCCGTTCTTGTTTCGTCAAGGAGTCGGCAGATTTCCCAGAAAAGTCCACTACGCGATCCCGCCAACCCTGCTCGCTTTCCAGCAACGGAAAGGTCTTGGCAAGGAAATCCACCTGTGATGATTCCTTCGGTTGGATTAAATCCTGCTGCTCGTAATTGTTCACCGCTTACCCCCTGAATGTCGCCGAAAATTGTGGAGTTCGGAAATCTCCTTTGCAATACCTTTTGCGCGTTCTTATCCCATTCCACCGATGCAACAACCTTGACTCCTGCTCGCTCTAAAGCTAAGTCAAAGCCGCCGACACCAGCAAAGAGAGAAACTGCTGTTCTCATACATTTATCCTTTGTTGAGCAATTTCAAAATATTTTTTATCTAATTCAATACCAACGAAATTCCTATTTAATAACTTACAAGCTAAACCTGTGGTTCCTGAACCCATAAAAGGGTCAACTATTGTGTAATCAATAGGCAAAATGCCAATGATTCTCTTCATAACTTCCAAGGGCATTTGACAAGGATGTTCTGTCTTTTCCTTAGATACATTTTTAACTTGATTTATTTCCCACCAGTCATAAAGTCGAGCAGAATGACCTTCAGCCACTAATTTCAAGATTCGTTTGTCATTCAAGTTTTTGTAAGGTTGCCCATATTGCCTGAAATCGGGCTTCACGCCAAAAAAGGCAATATCTCGATGCTGACGAGGTGTGTTTGAATTGTAAACCCAACTCACAACCTTGTCAGGAAATTCACCAACCTGAAAAGCAATCTTGTAAATTTCTTCAGGATAATGAACAACTACAAATGGTCCATATTGAAAAACTGATTGCAACATTTCGAAATAATCTTCTGCATCCATATCATCTTTGTAAGTGTTGTAATGATAACCAACATTGAAAGGCGGATCGGTGACAATTACAAATTTTGCTTCTTTCGCCTTAATTCTAGGCATCTCAACAAGAGCATCGCCTAATATCAGTTCAATCTTCATTTCTCCCCTAACTTGCTAATCGAGTGCAGTGGCAGGAATCGAACCTGCCGATGAATGACCCCGTATCTCATCGCTCCCAAGCCCTGCGGTAGTTGTCGGTGGAAAGGTAGCACCGACAACCTATGACATCAGGCGATGACGGAAGGAAACCGCCTGATTCAAAATGTTTAAGGCTTTGCTCCTAGTTGAGCAAGTAGAGCTGCGACTTCAGGTGATAAACCTTCTAATCCCGCAGGCACCGCCGCCGCCACAGGCGTTGCCACCGGCGCAGGCTTAGCCCCTGATGAAAGATAGGCATTTGCCTTTGTCAATGCTTGCGCATCTGTTGTGGCATCGAGCAGAATCCAAGGCGCGCTCTTGCCAGGTTTGGCAGTGCCTTGGCCTATGCGAGCCAAGACCTTGCTTCCGATTTTTGTCTTTAGCGAATTGCGTAGGGCGACATTGAACCAAAGCAAAGAATTATATTCTGTGTTTGTATCAAGGTCATAGACATTGACTTCGACTGCCTCGGCAATGCCGTGGACAGTTTGAATCCCTGTCTTGTATTCAGTAGGTGTGATGATGAGCAAGTGATTGGCAAGGTCTGCCACTTTCACTGACTCGCTTTGTGATCCTGGTGATGCGAAGGTCATTCCCCCGACTCCTTTTCTGTTTGTTTGTTCATTTCATCTTCTTCATTATTTTTTACTATGTCATTGATTGTGACTTCAATGTCGTTTTCATCAGCTTCTTCAGTTGTTTCAATCCAGCAATAGCCAACAGAGCCACCGCGCATACCAATTAGCCAAGCGACAGAGTTGAGGATTCTTGCTTCCCAATGCTTCATTGGACTAATTACGAGTCGCGGTTTCACCGAAGCATCCTTTCGAGAGGTCTTTTGAATAAGGTAAAAAGTAAGGACAATAGTTGCAGAGTCGGTTTGCCTTTGCTGGAATCTTCTCCCACATCTGCGGGTTATTTTCCACATCTATTTGTGACAAGAGCGCCTGAATGTTGTCCATTCGCTCAAGACCTTTCAAGGCAACTGACTCGTCATAATCATAAAGTTCTATGTGCATCTCATCTATGCCACCGCTTGTTGGCAGATAGACAAGAGCGACCTGATTTACAGGCGCTCCCGTCTGCGCCTTGCCATAGCCATAAAGTTGAATTTGTGTGTGATATTGCTCGTTCTTACCTTCACGGCGCTTGCGCTCCATTGCGGCAGGACTTGTTGTTTTCCAATCTATAACGATGCCACGAACACTGTCATAGAGATCAATTGTTCCGCTCAAATTGCCACGGATAATGACTCGCTGTTCAACTTCATAGCCTTCAATTTTGGCAAAGACATCTGCTAGATATTTGTGAATCGCGCTGCCGACTTGGGCGCTCCAATTGGATGAACCCATTTCGTTTGTCTTTTCCCAATCCAAGAGCTTGTAAGCAAGTCGCCTTGTGCAGTCGTGGCCAATTTCACTTGGCCCGATAACAACTTGCTTGGCTCTTGGAGTCCAAATTCCTGCCTGCGTAATTATCTCAGACAAACCTTGGCCGAGAGATTTAGCAGCCGAAACTGGTGATGTGAAAGTCATCAATCATCCTCTTCTTCATCGTCATAGTCCGGAATAATCGGAACAATTGGCTCAACAGGATTTAGATAAGGAATGCTCATTCTTCATCCTGGTTGACAAGAGTGAATCTGCGATGAGTGCTTTGGACTTGCAGGACATCAAGCACTTGTGGTGGCAAGATTTCCTTGGCGCGTTTGGTGTCAAAGCGCGTTGAGGTCACTGAGGTGAATCGGACTACTTCTCGGCCTCTGTAAAGACCAATTTCATTATCACCTAACGATGCCTCTATGTGGGAGCGAGCTACATCAGCAACTTCTTCCCATTCTTTTATCTTGGCAAGGGCGTGGCGGTATTGTTCGAGCCACATTGCGATGTTCTCGTCAAAGTCAACCACGCCCTTCTCTAACTCCATTGACATAACCCCGACCTTTTTTAGTAGTAATTTTTCTTTTTGAAATGATCCCAAGCATTGCAAGGGGTCAAGTGTCGCCTGTGGATATAGGCGAGAGTTGCCACAAGTTGTGGCACCGATGCCTCGGTGTGTTTCATTCCGAGGTTGCGATAGGTGACATCAAGTAATTGACCGATGCCCTTTGCGCTTGAAGCAGGGTTCTTAGCCTCTGATTTCCAGGCGCTTTCCTTACCAAGCAATTTTGCAAGGCAGGAATACTCTTTCTTTGTAAGCAATTTCTTTGCCAATTGCTTGGCATCGACCTGCTTCAAGATAGGTCTTTCTTTGTAAATAATGCTGGCAGGAATTGCCGGCTGAGGCGCAAATGCTGCGTTAACAAACATTGAGGTCATTGCGCTGACTCCGATGATGATGATGATTCCCCTGAGTGTTTTTGTTCTTTGAGTAATTGGGATTCTCCTTCTAATTTCGCGCTTCTTTTGAGAACCTGAGTGACATAAGCCAATTCGATTTTCATAGTAGCTGCGATTTCTTTGGGTGTTCGCCCAAAAGAATGCAAGGATCGGATTGCACTAGCGCGATTGACTCGCCCTGTTTTCCTATTCTTAAATCCTTGCCCAAATCCTCGCTGTGCAGGCGTGGTGCCTGCCCAAATTCCGTGAGGTATCTGTTCTTTGAGCGCGTAGTCCAAGCACTCCTTTCGTTCAGGACAACCTGCGCAAATTGTGCGCACGATTGGGAGGCACTTTGCCTCTTGTTCTTTTGATTCAGGAAAAAATAAGTTTGGGTTGATAATCCCTTTGCAACTTGCTTGAAGGAGCAATGGGAGTTTCGGATAGAAATGTTGAAGAGCATTCACTATTGCCTTTCACCTAACCAAGACTCGAAGTCTTGAATGACGAAGGCTTTTTCAATGGATGCGTTTCTTCTCTTAACAACAACAAACGCCGGTGGGGTTTGGCTCAGGCCCCGCGCCTTAGCAAAGTTCTTCGCTTCAGCCACAGCCTCATCCCAAAAGGTTGGCAGTGATAATGATTTGCGATTCTTTAATTCAAGGACATAGCTCTTGCCTGCGATGATGGCAATGATGTCGCCTTCATCTCTGCTACCCGATAGTCGCAAACGCTCTGCATTGACACCGCGAGAACGCAACCACTTGAGAACTCCAATTTCAAATGCAGCGCCTTTGCGACCATTGGGGTTAGCCATTATTTAACCAACTCAAGTTTCATCGGGCGACCGGCAATGGCGCGGGCAAACTTCACTGAATCGATAAGAGCCTCGGCCAATGCCAACGCCTCATCCTCATTCATCTGCGCGACCTTGACTGTGACATCAGGCAATTGCTGGCGCACCTTGTCGAGAAGCCTTGTAGCTTCAGGTTCATTGATAACTTCTAGGCGAGAATGTTCTGCCAGGCGAGATAAAGCCAATAAAGGCACCTGACCTACGACATCTTCTAAGAGGTCGAGGTTGGCATCCTGTTCTTCTAAATAGACGACAAATGAGCCATCAGAGGCATTGTGGACTGAAAATAGACTCATTCGGAAAGCACCTTCTTGAGCCTGTTTTGGCTTTTAGACCACGCCTGCGCCTGTCTGATACCTTCTCTCAATGGGTCATCGTGGAGGGCTAAAATAGCCCACAGAAGCCCTAAAACGGCCATTAGACCGCCAAAGAGTGCGTATTGCATAAGTTCCCCTTTCGTTTGCCCTAAGTATGAGGGGAAGGGCTGACATCCTAGGGCGACACGCCGAGGGTGTCTATTAGTAGCGTATGGACAAACGCCCACACATAGGCTATTTTATGGGTATTGAAGTGAAAGGTAGTAGCTTCAAGAAACGGAAGAAGAAAATGGTAAGCACAACAAGAATCACAAGCAATGTGAAGATTTCAGAGTTTCCTGAAATGGCAGATGCATTATTTGATGCAATAAACAACAACAGCGAGCGCCGTTGGGGAATTCTTGAATTGCTTAACAAGCAAACAGAAGCAAAGCAAAACAAGTTTTGGAAATTTTATGATGCATTCGTAGCATCAAAGGTAGGTGCATAATGGCACAAGATGCTAAGCAAACAAACCGCAAGTCAATTGCAGGTTTGGACACAAGAACAAATAAAGCACACAAAGCACATCAAAACGATAAGGCAAGGGCCTTTGAACTTAGTATGACTTATGATGAATTTTTTAATCAAATCAATACAATCAGCACAATGTTTCTAAAACAACAAATTACATTTGCTCAATATGAAGAAATGATTGCAGAACTTAAAGGGGAGGCAAAATAATGACAAAGAATATCTCCAAAGTCACTTGCTTAGTCTGCAATTGGTCAAGTCAAGATGCTGATGAAATTGAATCAGCAAATCAATATGGCGAATGTTTAGGTGGATGCGCAGGTGAAGAAGTCTTGCTTCGTTGGGATTTGCAAGATGATTCAATCATTGTCACAAATAGCCAAACAGGCGACAGAGTTTCCTGTAATGAAAAGGTAGGTGCATAATGAAAAAGATTCGTTCGATTAGAGTTTCAGAGCAGTTGTGGCGAAGGGCGCAGGCGAAGGCAAAGTCAGAAGGCAAGACAGTGTCAGAAGCCATCAATGACTTCTTAAAGGAGTTCATCAAATGACAACCGCCGAAATTGCAACTGCCTTTGCCGAACGCGGTTGGTATGTGATGCCTTGCTATCCGCAACAGAAAACGCCATTCTTCCCAATAGCAAAGCAAGGCTATAAGTCGGCGAGCAATGACCCAAAAGTTGTCAATAAATGGTTTAGCAAGTCACCGCTTCTAAACATTGCCATTGCTTGTGCGCCATCAGGTCTTGTTGTCTTTGATGTTGACTATCGCAATGGCGGAACAACTCAAGGCTTAGATACCAACACATTCACAGTTGAAACAGGCGATGGTTTGCATCTCTACTATCAAGCTACTGCGCCCACATATCCTGGCAAATTGCGCGATGGCGTTGATATTAAGTTCAATGGATATGTAGTGACCGCAGGATCACTCCACGAAAACGGCAAGTTCTATGAAGTTGTCAAAGACATTGAGCCTGCCCCTGTGATGGGATGGTGCTAGATGAATGGATGGGATTTGCTAATCGTATTCTTCACCGCGTTCTACGCCTTTGCCATTGGCCGAAGTGTTATCTTTTGGCCACTTATGTCAGCCTTCTATGGCTTTTGGATTCCGCTTCTGATGGTTCTATTTATGCCAAAACGCCAACCAAGCGCGGTCATCTTCCCTCAATGGTTTATGGATTGGGCAGGGCCTAAATACATCAACCGCAGAATCAAGAAAATGGAGGAACAGTTCTAGTCACTTGCTAAGGCAAGAGCGATGCCTTCTTCCAAAGAAATCTTTGGTTGATAGAACTCAAGCATCCTAGAAGGATTCCCGACCCGATAGGCAACCCCAACAGGTGCCTTCGGGTTGGTTCTTATTTGAGCCAAATAGCCTGCCTGCAACATCACCATCTCTGCTAGTTGGATG